AGTTGACCTCTATCGAGAACTGCGTAACCCAGACCGCTATCCAGGTGGCCTAGTTCCTTGGAAGTACCTGGCTATGCCAGCACTCCTTGAAACAGATGAAGACCCTGACAAGTGGGTTACCCTGTGGCCAGCATCCGATGCACCATTTGATGGGCAAGAAGAATCAGATCTTAATGAGGATGGACTATACCCACGGTGGAATGGTCGCAACCTCTACAACGAACGTCAAGCGATGGATGCATCTACTTGGGCGCTGGTCTACCAGCAACAAGATATCTCAGATGATGCCATATTCGATCCAGTATGTGTGAGAGGTTCCATTGATGGTATGCGTAAGGCGGGCAGGTTGGTTCCTGGTCATCCAGGCCATCCACGCGATGTCAATGGCTTTTCTTTTATTTGCGGTCTTGACCCCGCTATGGTTGGTGATACAGCCGCCGTTTGCTACGCTATTGATCGGGTTACTCATAAACGTTATATCGTTGATGCTATTAAGATCACTCGCCCTACGCCTGCTCAAATCCGTCAGCTAATCTTTGACTGGACTTCCCTCTATAGTCCTAGCGAATGGATTGTAGAAAAGAATGCGTTTCAATCTTTCCTTACGCAAGACGAAGGCATCCGTGCCAACCTTGCAAGCCGAGGCGTGTTACTGCGAGAGCATCACACGGGTAACAACAAATGGGACTCAGGTTTCGGTGTTGCGTCTATGTCAACATTGTTTGGCACCAAGCAACACGATGGAAAGCACCACCGCGATAATTTAATTCATATGCCTAGTGACCAAACTGAAAACATTAAGGCAATGATTGAACAATTAATTACTTGGTCTCCAACGACCAAGGGTAAGACCGATATGGTAATGGCGTTGTGGTTCTGTGAGATCCGCGCCCGTGAAATGCTTAACCAAGGTATCCACGCTGTACACCATATGAAAAATCCATTCCTGTCTCGTTACGAACAGGGTAAGCGAACAGTCATTAACATTGATGAGCTGCTCGCAGAGAAAGACCGCACATTCATCTAAGGAGACACATTGTTATCAACTAAAGAGGTCGCAGCGAAGGTAGCACGTCTACAGACCCGCTACGCGGCACGTGACCAGAGAATGCGCGACGTGCTCTCTGTACGTCAGGGTGACATCTCCAAGGTATACCCAGCGATGTTTTCAGAGGAATACCCAAAGCCTCTAGTAGCTAACTTCGTAGATGTAGCAGCACGTGACTTGGCAGAAGTGATGTCTCCACTGCCATCCTTTAACTGCGCTGCTACCAATATGGTTTCTGACTCACAGCGTAAAGCTGCAGATACTCGCACACGTATTGCCAACTACTACGTGTCATCTTCTGAACTACAGATCCAGATGTACACAGGTGCTGACTGGTTTAATACCTATGGTATGTTGCCAGCGTTAATTGAGATGGACTATGAAACCAATAATCCGAGAATACGTCTGCTTAATCCTTTTGGTACTTATCCTGAAATTGATAGATTTGGTCGTACCCTCTCCATCACACAGGTCCTAGCAACTGATGCCGAGACATTGGCAATGCAGTATCCAGAGTTCTATGACCAGATTATGCCACGCAATGTCTATTCTCCAGGATCACCTTATGTATCTTTGGTTCGCTACCACGACAAAGACCAAGACTTAATCTTTATCCCAGAGCGCAAGAACCTAGTCCTTGCAAACATTCCTAACCCAGTAGGCAAGTGCCTAGGTAGCGTTGCTATGCGTTCATCTATTGATGGCGAAGCACGTGGACAGTTTGATGATGTACTCTCAGTACAACTTGCTCGTGCTAGATTTGCAGTATTGCAGATCCAAGCAGCAGAAAAATCTATCCAAGCACCTATTGCTATTCCACAGGATGTGCAAGAGTTGGCATTGGGACCTGATGCGATTATGCGTTCTGCAAATCCACAGGGTATTCGCCGTGTTCCACTAGAACTACCTAACGGAGTCTTTACAGAATCTGGTGTTCTAGAGCGTGAACTACGTACAGGTGCTCGTTACCCAGAGACTCGCTCAGGTAACATTGACGCATCTATCGTTACAGGCCGTGGTGTTCAGGCACTGCAAGCAGGATTTGATACACAGATCAAGGCAGCACAAGCACAGTTTGCTCGCTTGTTTACAGACCTTGTTGCTATGTGTTTTGAAGTAGATGAGAAAGTCTTTGGTTCTATGACCAAGGAAATCAAAGGCGTAGATGACGGTACTCCATTTAATATGAAGTACGTTCCATCACGTCAGATTGATGGCAACTATGGCGTAGATGTCCGTTACGGAATTATGTCTGGTATGGATCCTAACCGCGCCATCATTGCATTACTACAAATGCGTTCAGACAAGCTCGTATCTCGTGACTATGTACGTCGTGAGATTCCAATGGAGCTTAATGTTACGCAGGAGGAACAACGTGTTGATATTGAAGAGATGCGCGATTCTCTGCGGGTGGCTGTTGCTCAGTATGCTCAAGCCATTCCAGCGTTGGCAGCGCAAGGTCAAGATCCTAGTGAGATCATTTCCCGTATTGCAGAAGTTATACAAGGCCGTCAAAAAGGTCTTCAATTAGAAAACGTAATTGGTAAAGCATTTGCACCTAAAGAACAACCAGTAGCTCCAGAGATGGCGATGATGCCAGGAGCACCAGGAACTCCAGCAGCAGGTGCGGCCCCCGTAGGTGCCTCGCAGCCAACTCCAGAACAAGGCGGAGCGGCCCCTGCTGCTGGTCCAGAACAACGTCCAGATATAGCAACTCTGCTAGCTTCTATAAGCGGCGCAGCATAACTGAGGGAGGTGTAAAATGAACAAAGGATCACGTGCAGCAGCACCAATGTCAAAGCCTGTAGAGGGTAAGATGGATACCGCCAAGCCAGCAGGACCAGGCAAGGTAGTACCATCAATGATGCCAGCAGGTCGCAAAGGTACAGCAGTAAAGAAGGGTTAAGTAAATTTTAATTGACGGAGGTACTGGGCGTGGATAATAATAACAAAGTTCCACGCTCAGTAAACTTCGCTGATTTTTTAGTAGTCCTTTCAGGTTTTGCACACAACATTGCAAGTTCTGTACAGACTGCAACAGAAGAGTTAATGGAGATAGCTATCTATAATGCTAACCGTAACTCAGAAATTAATAAGGCTTGGGAACAATTTTCAAACGATTTAGAAAAGATACAGGAGGATACCGATGGTAGATAGCCCATTACAAATTGGCGGTCCAGGAAAATTCTCCGTACGTGAAGACCTACCACCGTCACAAAACTACGGTGATCGTAAGGCAATGGCAGAAGATATCGCAGGTGCGCCAACTACTGGACAACCATCTGCACGTCCAGCTCCTGCTAGTGAAATTAAAGAAGCAGTTAAGCCTGCCCCGTTAACACAAATGTTTGCACCAACTGAACGCACTGGCGAAGACGTTACGACTATCCCTGGTCCACCAAAGCCACCAGAAGGCAAGTTGTCAGACACACTTGCAGCGTTACTTCCATACGATCAAACTGGAGAAATTTCTGTTCTCTATCAGATGGCTTTATCTAGAGGTCAGTAGTGGGATCAACGTCCAACAACATTAAGGCTATATCTTCTCAAGCTGGTCTAACACCAGAGCAACAAGAGCAGATCAATGGCTACATCAAAGCTGTAGATTCGCACCAGAAGTTATCATCTCTTCCATCAGACGTTGCTAAGTTAGAGTATTCAAAACTGACACCAGAGCAAAAGAAATCTTTGAAGGATAACTTTGGTGAGGTTGAACAAAAGCGTGGATGGCTAGGAACAGCACTTCATTACACAGTTGAGCCAGTTTTTAATGTAGTTTCAGCTCCTGTTAAATTAGCTTTCAAAGGTGTGCAAGAACTTTCAGATTTATCTACACGTGCTTATCGTACTGCTGCTATCGCACTTGACCAGAACGTTAACATTGGTAAAGCGTGGACAACAGCAAACGATAAAGGTGACAAGGTATTTAGCCCATCACGTATGGCTGAAGCAACAAGGATTTTTGGTTCAGGCTATATGTCTGTTGCACAAAAAATTGCAGAGGGTATGACTCTCGACCAAGTTATTGCAACTGGTACTGAAGAAGAAAAAAGAATC